CTAACAATGAAAGGAAACAAATTAACCCCAGAAAAAGCACAAGAATTAACACGTGATTTACTCGAAATAGTAACACAAAAGAGCAGTCAATCGTATAGTCTATTAGAGGTAATAATTGACCAATATTTGTACTCACTAAATGATAAAGAAGTAGAAGAATTAGAGGGTATATTAGTTAACGAATTTGGGTACGATTAACATGTCTAAGTATACACCAAAGAAGGGTAATAATACCCCAGAAAATGATAGAAATGCACTGTTAAAAAAGGCATATATTGAGTATCATTCTCCGTGGAATACTAAGGAGGAAAAATCACATTGGAAAGGGGTAATTACTGCACTATCTGATAACAACTATACATGGAGTTTTCCACAGATAGAGGAGTAAATCTGTGGAAAAGTGTTATAAATGGGGTTCTAAATGTAATAATAAATATAAGGTTGTGTTGTATACTTTTCCACAAAGGTGTTAATAATAGGGATAAATATGTGGATTAAATGTGAAGAATTGGTTGATAATCTGTGGAATAAAGGTGATACTTTGTAGTGATTTTAGCGAGCAGTTTATCACACTTTCTCTCAGAAGTCAATAGGGGGTTTATAACAGTTAACAGACCCACGGTTTTTGTTACATAACGGCAATAAATACACTCACGAACTTGACACTTTTCCACAGTCATCTTATAATGAATTGTATACACTCAAAGCACCGTATTTCTCATGCCTTATTATCACACAGTAGGCACACAGAAAAGATATAGAATTACACTGGATTTGTCAGTAGAAAGTGATTTTAATCCACATGATATTGACTACAGAAAGTTATTCGAATTGGATGGTGATTATGAGGACGTTTCTGTATACGTAGAAGACCTAAATTAACAGTACATTAGTAACACTTAGCAGTACACACAGTTGTTGACAGTAACTGTGTGATATGTTATAATACTAAGTAACACATAGGACACGCACAGTTATTAACAGTCCCATGCGTGTAATTTGCCATGCGTAGATGATGCGTATCGGACAGTTATTATGCGCCTTATGTGTTATTAAGGGCGGCGGCGTTGCGTATATAAAAAAAGCAAACAACCCTAACCTACAGAGGCGACAAATCGAGAGAGAAATATTAATAGAAAAAAAATTTCTGGCCAGTAAAAACGCCCTTATTACCTTTTCATATATAATAAAATTTTCCCCAATATAATATGCAAGATATAGATGATACTACTTACCATATCTACGCAAAGGATAAGTGTCTATATCATAATTTAAATCAGGAAGACTTTGAAGAGAAATGGGAGTTATTAAAAGTAATGATTGACCTTCTTGGGGGTGATTATAAGGAGGAAGATTTAAGTTATGAGAGACTTGCGCCCAAAGTGGGTTACGGAGGTCCTGGTAAAGTAATCGAAGAACATTCATATTGACAAATACTATATAAACTGTTAAAATTAAAATGAAGCGAGTATTTAAGTATGGCTAAAGGATTTAAAGTCAAAACAGTTGCACCGAAAACCAAAGAACCAGAATGGGATATCGATGCAATTAAGCAAAGAATGAAAGGAAAAGCAATTGTCTTCTGTTTACCAGGAAGAGGTTGTTCGTATATCTTTCTAAAGAACTTTGTACAACTGTGCTTTGATATGGTACAGAATGGAATGAGTATTCAGATTAGTCAGGATTACTCTTCTATGGTTAACTTTGCACGTTGTAAGGTATTAGGTGCAAATGTACTCCGTGGACCAAAACAAATACCTTGGGATGGTAAACTTACATATGACTATCAGTTGTGGATTGACTCAGACATTGTATTTGATACTAACAAATTCTGGCAATTATGCGATCTAGCAGTTGATAAGGACGGTAATGAAAAAGAGATCGTTGCTGGTTGGTATGCTACGGAAGATGGTAGTACTACTTCGATTGCTCATTGGTTAGAGGAAGAAGATTTCAGAAAGAACGGTGGTGTTATGAATCACGAAACCGTTGAGACTATGGGTAAGCGTAAGAAACCATTTACTTGTGATTATACAGGTTTTGGTTGGGTAATGATTAAGAATGGCGTTTTTGAGAAGTTAGAGTATCCTTGGTTTGCTCCTAAGATGCAAGTCTTTGAGAGTGGAGATGTTCAAGATATGTGTGGAGAAGACGTATCGTTCTGTTTAGATGCACAAGACGAAGGTTTTGAGATATGGGCGGATCCTCGTATTCGTGTAGGTCACGAAAAAACTCGTGTAATCTAATGGATCGTATTAGTAAAATCATCTACCATTCTACTACAGATGACTTATGGGATCTCTCCGCAGAGATCCTCACCGAACTCTCTCGTAGAGAGAACATTCAGTACCGCATAAAAGCAACGGAGGAATCCGTGCAAAAGAAACTTTTATCCTTATGATTATGGCACTCGCTTCGTGGCTCGGTCTTTTTATAGTATTGAGCATTGGCTTTGCAGTATTTTATTTTTCCCTTTATAACCCACATTAACTATGGCTAAAATGAAAGCAGGAGTCCTTGGTACACAAGTTATTGAGGCACATCCGAAGAAAACTCGACAAGGTAACTCAGAACATAGTAAATTATCCGCAACCTCTCGTAATAAAAAACGAAAAAAATACCGAGGTCAAGGCAAATAATTAGATTTAGTGTCTAAATAGCAACAAAATTGCTTTTAGGCACTTTTTTATTGCCATCTAACAAAACGGAGGACAACATGGAACCTGGAATGCTTAGAGAAATCGCTCATGATCAATTAACACCGAAAAAAAGCAATAAAATGGAGAGTGCTCAAGACTTTTATGAGAGAATGGTAGACCAAGATGATCTTTATTGTAATGAAATTGAAAGTTATGAGGTAATTACAGAGTACCGTTAACTTACCTTAATAAATAACTTATATTCCTATACAATTCCTGATGCCAGCTCAAAGAGTAAGCAAAGCATTTAAAGATATAAGCATGTCATTTAAGTTTAACCCCTTAAGTGGTGATTTGATTGGTTTGAAAAATGAAAATGCGATTGCAAGGTCTGTAAGGAACATAGTATTAACAAGTCCAGGTGAAAAAATACACGATCCTGAGTTTGGTTCAAATATAAGTGCTCTTTTGTTCGAAAATGTAGATGAAGTATCTGCAATTGGTATTCGTGATGAAATTGAGAACTCTTTAAAGAATTATGAACCTAGAATTGAATTAGAAGATGTTATTGTTGATCCAAATTACGATAATAACCAATTTGATTGCATTATTACGTATAGAATCGTTGGTATCGACGTTCCACCAACACAATTAGAATTTGCGCTGCTTCCATCACGATAAATGGCTCTTTTAAACTTTACTAGTCTGGATTTTGACCAGATTAAGACAACTCTTAAAGATTATTTAAGATCTAACTCTAATTTTACAGATTATGACTTCGAAGGGTCAAATTTGTCGTCAATTATTGATGTTTTAGCATATAATACCTATATTAATTCATATAATGCCAATATGATCTCAAATGAGGTCTTTATTGATAGTGCAACATTAAGAGAAAACGTTGTTGCACTGGCAAGAAACATCGGATATATCCCAAGATCACGAAAATCATCAAAAGCAACCATAAGTTTTACTGTAGAAGCAGGAATTACACCTCCTCCAAGCACTGTAACCCTTAAAAAAGGACCTGTTGCGAGTACAGGCAACTCTTTTGGAGGAACTTCTTACGTTTTTGGTATTACAAAGGATATTACGAAACCAGTTATCGACGGAATTGCTAATTTTTTCGATATTAACGTATTTGAAGGGTCTGTTGTTGACCAATCCTTCACTTTTTCGACTGCAAACGTAAATCAAAGGTTCGTTTTATCAAATGCGGGGATAGATTTAGACACTTTAGAGGTAAATGTACGTCCAAGTGCTACTTCTTCACTCAGATCTGCTTATACAAGGCAAGATTCGCTATTTGATGCCAATTCTGGGTCTTCAATTACTGGAAAATCACTAATTTACTACCTTCAAGAGATAGAAGATGAGCAATATGAGGTAATTTTTGGTGATGGTATCTTCGGAAAAGCATTAGATGACGGAAATATCGTCGAAGTGTCCTATATTATTAGTAATGGACCAGAAGGTAACGGAATTAGTAACCTTGCATTTAGTGGAAGGTGTACTTATAGCAGAAATGCAGTCGAAAACACTATCACTAGTGGTATATCCTTAATCACCGCTGAGAACCCCTCCAGTGGCGGTGAGTTGATCGAAAGCGTTGACTCCGTTAAAAAGTATGCACCGCAGATTTATGCTACTCAGAACCGTGCTCTGACTGCAAATGACTATGAAATCCTAATTCCTAACAAAATTTACCCTGAAGCAGAGTCAATTTCTGTATATGGAGGTGAAGAACTAGTTCCTCCTCAATATGGAAAGGTTTTTATTAGTATAAAACCAAGAGTTGGTGATTTTGTACCTAATGCAATCAAGGAAAATATCAAAAGAGACCTTAAAAAGTATGCTGTAGCAGGTATTGTACCCGAAATTCTTGATCTTAAGTACCTATTCCTCGAAACAGACAGTAAAGTTTACTATAATTCGAATTTAGCACCCAATTCACCCTTTGTTTCTTCCGTTATTCTGTCAAATATCAATAAATTGGCAGAATCTGCTGAATTAAATAAGTATGGTGCAAGGTTCAAATACAGTAAATTCTTGAAAGTTATTGACCAAAGTCACGAATCTATCACTTCAAACATCACTACTGTTCAAATGAGAAGAGATTTGAGACTTGCAGTTGATCAATTTGCTGAATATGCTATTGATTTTGGTAATCAATTCCATATTTCATCAATGGAAGGGTATAATATTAGGTCTAGTGGATTCAGAGTACTGGATATCACACCTGATGTTTACCTATATGACCTACCAAACACTGATAAAAAGACGGGAACTATCAATTTGTTCTCTCTAGATTCTCCAGGATCAACTACACCAACTATTCAGAGGCAAAATATTGGTGTTGTTGACTATATTAAGGGACGTATTACCTTAAATCCCATCAATATTACTGCTGGAAAAACTAAAGATAACCAGCAAATCATGGAAATTTCGACAATTCCTGAATCAAATGACGTTATTGGATTACAGGATCTTTATTTGCAACTAGATACTAGTAACGTAGAGATGGTTGTTGATGAAATTGCCTCTGGTGCTGATCCATCAGGTTCTACATACACCGTTACACCAAGTTATAACGCTAAGAAGATCGTAAGATAACCACATGGCACAGAAACGGATTCCAGTTAATAAAACTGTAAAGGACCAACTTCCTTCATATGTTAAGGAAGAAAGTCCTTTAGTTGGTGAATTTTTAAGTGCCTATTATCAAGGGCAAGAATATCAAGGTGGACCACTTGATATTGTTAATAATTTAGATACTTATATAAAATTAAATGAAGCTACCAATCTTGTAGGGTTTACCACACTCTCAAGTGCTGTTTCTTCGTCAGATACTGAGATAAACGTAAATAGTACTCAAGGATTTCCTCCTAGTTACGGATTATTGAAGATTAATGACGAAATTATCTCGTATACTGGTGTAGGAACTAATAAATTTACTGGTTGTATACGTGGATTTTCTGGTATTACGTCATTTACGAACCCAGACGAACCAGAAGAGTTCCTTTTTTCAGAATCTAAGGCAAAAGCACACGCAGTTGGCATTGGAACTTCCTCTGGTCAAGTAGAAAATTTAAGTGTTTTATTCTTAGAGGAGTTTTTAAAGAAGTCTAAAAAGCAATTTTTACCAGGATTCCAAAAAGATCTGAATACTGGGTTAAATCAACCTCAATTTATTAGACATTCTAAGGATTTTTATAACTCTAGAGGGACGGATGAGTCCTTCAAATTGATGTTTAAGTCACTTTGGAATGAAAATGTTGATATTATTAGACCAGCAGATTACGTAATATCTCCCTCAGACGCAAATTATAGAAAAACTCGTGATCTTATTGTAGAACCAATACAAGGAGATCCAGCAGATTTGGTCAATATGACCCTTTTTCAAGATCCGTTTGAGAATCTTGCTAAAGCATATGGTCCTGTATCCGCCGTAGAACGCATCAGAGTGGGTCTTTTAACAGATACCTACTTTAAGGTAAGTATTGATGCTTCGTTCGGTACAGGCAGTTCTGACGAACTATTATATGGTAATTTTGGTGTACATGCTAATTCTATGGCAGTTGGTGCTGTTGGAGCAGCACAAACCTATATTGACGTTGATTCCACCATAGGATTCCCTCAGAAGGGTTCTTTAACCTTTAAGTATAAGAATGGTACAACTGGAATTGCAACATATTCTAATACGACAATTAACCAGTTCTTAGGTGTTGTTGGAGTTACAACAACAATTAAAGATACTGAACTTATTAAACAAAATACCTACGTTTACGCTCAAGGTAAAGCAGAAGAAAATGCAGGTATTACTACGAATGGTATAAGATGTAGGATTACTGGTGTATTAAGTGATTTGGAAATTCCAAATACTTATTATCAGAAAAAAGGTGCAAAAATAAAATTAAAATCTTTAGGTAAAGTAGCACCTATTGGTGATTTTAAATCTCTTGGTTGGATGAGTAATGTCCAAGCAAGATATAATCTTGAATCATCTCCTGGTGCTGCTGCAGGTGTGAATGTAGATACGGATGGTGTTTATCTTTATGATGCTTCTAATAATACATTTACTATAACAACCAAGGATTTTCATAGAATTAGAATCAATGAAACTGTAACTTTACAGAATAAAGATGCTACTCTAGATGGAACATATACTGTAACTGATGTTCTTAGTGCTAATAAAATTAGAATTAGGGGTGGTGCTATTGCTGTTGGAAATCGTGATAAGGTTATTAGTGTAACCAGATTACAGAATAAACCCAATAATAATGGTACAGATCCTTGGAATAGTCATTCACATATAAACAATTATACTGCAAATATACAGAACGTGTATATGCAGGAGGTTGGTTATGCTCATACTGTTAGTACAATTAAGAATTTAGTTGCTTCTAACTCATTACCATCATTTGCTGATGCTCCATTTAACCCAAGTACGCAGAAAATTAGTCTTTCTGGTACATTTAATGGTGGTGATACGATAATTGGAATTACAACTGGTACAAAAGATCATAATTTCTTCACTGGTGATGCAATCTATTATACACCCCAAAAATATGATTCTGGATTAGTTCAATCATTACTTTTTCCTGAAGGATTGTATTTTGTAGAAAGAATTAACCATAATGACGTAAAATTAGCAAAATCTGCTTCTAACTTATATGATGGTAACTATCAGAAGATAAATGAGGATACTGTTCAGAGAACTATTACTAATAATATCTTTGAAAAGTATGATTTCCATAATAAGCAACTTTTACCACAAAAACTCTTTAGAGAACTTGATATTCCAGTTTATGATGGTAAAAAGTATCCAACAAATATTGGTTATAATGGAATATTAATTAATGGTGTTGAGGTTTTAAGTTATAAATCTAGAGATCTTTGCTATTACGGAACACTTAATTCTGTTGATGTTATTGGTGGAGGAAGATATTATGATGTTATTAATCCACCACAACTTGCTGTCAATGATGGTGGTATTGGATATGGTGCTACTGGATATGTTGCAACAAGAGGTAATTTCCAAGAAATTAGAATTTTAGACCCTGGTTTTGATTATACTGAGGTTCCTATAATTTCAATTAGTGGAGGTAATGGTAAAGGTGCGGAAGCAGAATGTAAATTATCAACAGTACCACATGAAGTAGTCTTTAATGCTGGTAATCTTTCTCAAACAGTCGCTATAGCAACTGATGTTATATACGATAATCCAGGATATAACGTTGGTTTCTTAACCTATCATAAGTTTAGAAATAATGAGAGAGTTGTATATGATACATTTGGTGAAAAAGGACTAGTTGGATTGGATACTGGTGCTGTTTATTACGTTAATACTCAGCAAAGATATGGAACCACAGGATTCACAACTATAACAAGTTGGGTTGGATATGCTGGAACTACTTGGTATTCTAATAAGACTATTAGATTGCATACAGATCTTAATGAGTGTATTGCTGGTGTTAATACGGTATCAATAACTGCCTTTGGTGAAGGAAACCATGTATTTAGATCTTTAAATGGAAAGGCACAGGTAACTAGTATTAAAGTTACTAATCCTGGTGAAGGATATGAGAATAAGCAAAAAACTTGTCTTCCAGTAGGAATTAATACGGCACTTGATAGAATTACTATTGAAAATCATGATTATAAATCTGGTGAAATTATCACTTATAATTCAGATACTGATGGAACTGCTATTCAAGGACTTTCTAGTGATAAAGAATATTATGTTGATGTTATAGACGAAAATACATTTAGATTAGCAACTGTTGGAGTTGGTACTACAGCAAAGGATTTCTACTATAAAACACGACAATATGAGAATTTAAGATCTGTTGGTGTTGCAACTCATACTTTTAATTACCCACCAATTAAGGTAGAAATAACTGGTGCTGTTGGTATTAGTTCGATTGAAGGAAATACTTTCCAATGTATTCCTCAACCAATTGTTAGAGGTGAAGTAACTTCTATTCACCTAACAGAAAATGGTGTTGGTTATGGATCTTCTGAAATATTGAATTTTAATAGACAACCAAATATTGATCTTTATACTGGAAGAAATGGTGAATTATTGCCTATTGTTGATGCTAAGGGTGAAATTATTGACGTTGCTATTAACAATAGAGGAGATTCTTATAATACACCACCATCCATTTCTGTTGCAGGTGTTGGAACTGGTGCGGAGTTAGTTCCCGAAATTATTGATGGGCAAATCCGTTCAGTTAAGATTATTAAGAAAGGTGTTGGTTATGGACAGTCTACAACTGCTCTTACTGTAGAAGCAGCAGGTGAATTTGCAAGTTTCCTTGGTAATATTCAAACATGGCAAGTTAATGAGGTACAAAAGAATTATGCAAATATAGATGGTTCAGATGCTTTCTTAGATAAACCAACTCAAATTAGTCGTGGATTGCAAGCTTCATATGCATATGCTCCAAGAAGTTTAAGAAAGGTTATATATCAAAATGATGGTGATGGTAATGCAATTTATGGTAGTAGAGACCTAACTCTTCTAAATGGTTCAACTGAAGAAGATAAATCAAGACATTCACCCATTATTGGATGGGCATATGATGGAAATCCCATTTATGGACCATATGGTTATGAAAAGAGCACTGGTGGAAATATAACTCAGTTAAGAAGTGGTTATTCTGTAGATCTTAAGACTAATAGACCTCCTACTTCTATTTTCCCACAAGAATTCTTTATAGAAGATTTTACATGGAATACAAATACTGATGAGAAATATTTGGATGAAAATAATGGAAGATATGGTATAACTCCAGAATATCCTAAAGGAACATATGCTTATTATGCTACATTTGATACTAGTTTAACATCTGGAAATCTACCTTCTGGTCAAACTGATCCTTTTGCCAATTATAAGAAACCTGCTTTCCCATATTTACTTGGTAAGAATTATGATGCAACACCAAATGAATTTAATACGTTATCAAAGAATAATCAGGAAGAAATTGATCTGAATAAGACGACATGGGTTAGAAATACTGAACCATACGAATTACTTCAGGATGATAGTTATTATGATTATTTGAAACAATCTTATAAGTATGTAACTCAAGATTCTACTGTTAAATACGCTGAAGAAGGTAAAATTGATAAAGTTGGAATTGTTACTGGTGGATCCAGTTATGCTGTTGGTGATAAACTTGTTTTTGAGGAAGAAGTTGCTGATAATTTCCAAGCAGTTGCTAGAGTATCAAAATTAGAAGGTCCTGGTATTGGAACTATTAGTGTAACTAATACCAAATTGAATCATATTAAATTCTATCCATCTGCTGAAAGAAATAAATTTATTGGTATTCATACAACTCCAATTGGACTTAGAAATACTGATAAGGTTTATGTTTCTGGAATGTCTACCACTAATTCTAGTATTGGTGGTAGAACTTACAATATTGGAATTTCATCTGCAAGGTTAATTGTATCTGAAGGTATTGGAACAGTTGGTGCTACTGGACTTGTTACTTACTTTAGTGTTCAGGGTAAGTTAGCGTATCCAAATGATCCTGCTAATGATACATCAATAAGAGAAAATGATATCTTAACTGTTGGTATTGGTACTAGAAGAGAAGAAATTAAAGTATTATCTGTAGATTCTATATCAAATAGACTAAGAGTTCTAAGAAATCAGAATGGTACAACTTCACCTGAAGTTGATACTACTGGATTTGCACATTCAATTAGAACAAATATAGAAGAGCGTCCTAGAAAATTCACTATTGATGTTGGGTTTGAAACTTCATTTAATAAAAATATTGATAAAGAATATTATTTTGATCCAAGAGAATCATTAGGATTGGGTACAACTGATGGTGTTGGTATTGGAACTACTGTAGTCTTTGAAAATCCTGGTGGTGGTGTGACTAAATTATTTGTTCCTTCACGTCATATTTACTTACCAAATCACAAATTACAAACTGGTGATAGTGTAATTTACAATAGAAATACTGGAAACTCTATTGGTATTGCAACAAATCCACTTAATGCAGCAGCAGTTAATCCTTATACAACCAATTTGCCAGAGAATGTTCCTCTATATGTTGCAAAATTAGGTGTTGATTTTATTGGATTATCAACTGTTAGAGTTGGTTTAGGTACTGACGGAGATACTTCTTTCAATAACGATATCTATACTGGTATTGCAGCAACAACAAAACATCAAGGATTGGTTTATTTCTTGGGTATTGGAACTGGTAGATACCATAGTTTAACCGTAAATTATGATAGTACCGTTACAGGTTCTGCAGAAAAGAATCTAGTAACTGTTGCGGTAGGTGCAACACATGGATTAAAGAATAATGATACGGTTTACTTAACTGTTGATGCTGGAATTACCACAACAGTACCTGTTAAGTACAATAAAGCAAACAGAAAACTAATTGCTAGAACATTAGATTTCACTGCTGCTGGTATTACAACTGCTTCATCAACAACGGATATTCCAAGTTCTATAACAATTTTAAATCATGAGATGACTACTGGACAGAGAGTTGTTCATACAACTTCTAGTGCTGCTGGTAATTTGGTAAATGATGAAGAATATTTTGTATATGTTATCAATAAAGATATTATTAAACTTTGTGGAAGTAGATTCCAAACAATACAGAAGAAACCTAAGTTTGTAGACATACCAACAACTGGTACTGGTACACTTAATTTGGTAAACCCACCATTAGAATTTTATAAAAATGGTACAGTAACATTTGATTTATCAGATTCTTCTTTAAGATATACTGTTGGTGCTACAAATTATCCTGCATTTGAGTTTAAACTATATAAAGATTCTAATTTTATTCATGAGTATACTTCAAATGAATTAGAAGAATCTTTTGAGGTTAATAGAACAGGTACAATTGGTGTTGATGGTAAAGTTACATTGAAAGTTAATCAATATACACCAAAAATACTTTATTATAATTTAATTCCAACTACAGATAGTCAAAACTTAGATATAAACAAAGAACTTGTTTTAGATAAGAAACTTATTGGAAATAATGAAATTAATATTAAGACTAGTCGTTATGCTGGTCAATATGATGTTCTTGCAACAACTTCTAGCGAGTTTACTTTTGATGTAGACAAATATCCAGAAGTTCCATCATATACGGCATCAGCAACAACAAAATTAGATTATCAAACAACTTCTAAGAATGCATATGGTCCTATTGCTCACATTGCTCTTGCTGATAAAGGAAGAGGATATAAGAGAATACCTGGAATCAGTACTGTAACAACAGACACTGGATCTGGTGCTATCCTAGAAGCATCTAGCACTAGTATTGGTGTACCAAAGACATTTGAAATTGAAAATATTGGTTTTGATTATCCATCAGACTTTACATTAAGACCACAATCAAAACTTCCTTCAGTTATTAAAATTGAAGCACTATCTGGTTTTGAATCAATTGGTATTACTTCTTATGGTAGAGGTTATAACCAACCCCCTGCTTTGGTTGTAGTTGATGGTAGAACTGGATTAAAAGTTGATGATGTTGATTTAAGATACAATTTAGAAACACCAGATGAACCAGGATATGTTGATATCATTCAGAATACCTATGGATTATCTAGTGTAACTCCAAGAATTATTCCTGTAGCGAATCCTAACGGAATTAGAGTTACAAGTTTGGTTTATGATGCTTCTACAGACACTGTAAAAGCAGAAATGAAGGTTGCTTACAGTCTTACTGAGGAATTCCCAATTGAAGTTGGTGATAGAGTATTTGTTGAGAATGCTAGTGTTGGTGTTGGTTCAACTGGACAAGGATATGACTCTCAATATTATGGATATAATACTTTTGAAGTTACTCAAATCCACCAAAACTTAGGTAATGTTGGTGTTGTTACTTACAGCATGGGTGGTAATGTTCCTTCTGGTGCAGTACCTGGTAATTTTGATTCTGCTAATTCTTCTGCGATATTAGTTAAAGAAAGAGATTTCCCACAATTTGCACCTAAGTTAGTACCCAATATCTTTAATGCGAATGAAACTCTTAAATCTGAGACTAGTGTTGGTCCTGTACAAGGTCTTGCATATGAATATGATCCAGAAAGTAAGTGGTTAACTGTTGAAACATCGGGTGATTTTGAAGTTGATAGACTTATTGAATCTTTAGAAACTGGTGCTAAAGGAACAGTTTCTGAAATTGTTATGACATTTGATTCTAATTATATTCTTGATTATTTCTCTATAGTCAATAATGGTTGGGAATATCAAACTGGATTCTTAAATGATAGTTTACAGAAAGTACATGATAACGAATATTATCAGAGTTTCTCATATGCGATTAAATCCAGAGTATTCTTTGATACTTGGAAAGATATTGTTAATACATTAACTCATACTTCAGGGTTTAGGAAATTCAGTCAGTTACAAGTTGAATCTCAACTTCCTGTAGCAAATCAAAGTGCTATGGTTGTTGGTCTTGCAGGAACTGTTACTGGAATTATTAATATTCAGAATGAAGAGAGTTTGCATGAAGTTAATAACTTTGATTTAGTTACAGAGAACTTAAAGGATAGATCTCCTGCTGCTGGTAATTTCTCTGATGAAATTACATTTAAGAATCGTATTTTGATGGATTATGCTGAATCTGTTGGAAATAGGGTTCTTAAAATAGATGATCTTTCTTCAGAATTCAGTAGCAATCCAAGACAAGAACCTTGGTCTGAAGTTGCAAGATTTGATATTGCTAATAATAAAGAAAATAGATTTATTGTTTATGTAAGAGATAGATTATATACTGACGAAAGGCAGATAATGATGGTTAATGCATTATTCGATCCTGTTAGTGGTAAATCATTAATTAACCAATATGGTGCTGTTGATACTGTTCTTGATTTGGGATCAATGGACACTGCTGTTGATGGTACTGATGCAGTTCTTCAATTCCATCCAATTAAGTCTGAGAAGAACAACTATAATGTTATAACACTTTCATACAACCTTGATGAACTTGGATTTACTACATCATTAACTGCAATTGGTGCTACAACTATTGGATCTTCATCAAATCCACCAGGTGCATTGGTAAGTATTGGTTCATCTAACGTTTTAGGAACAGGTGGGCAGGAAATCAAGATTGCTACTGTTGGTACAGCGTCTACTACTGGTTTAGGAACTGCTGGTAATGCAACTAATGAGTTATACAACCCAAGATCTGCTAAAGTTATTGTTGCTATTGCTACAAGTGAAGGTTCTGTAGAATATGATGAATTAAGTATGATCTATTCTGGTGTAGGTAATACCAGCATAGTATGGCACGAATATGGTCAATTAGCAATTCATAATAGAAGAGATAATCTTGCTGCAGAACCATTAGGTACATTCAGACCTTATGTTGTTGGTGTAGGAACCACTGCTGCTATAGAAATTGGATACACACCTAATGCTGGTATCCAAACTGCTTGGATTAACTCCATTACCATTGGAATTTCATCAGAATCCTTTACTGGTATTGGAACTCTTCCATTACAAAATGCAGCGTTAATTGCTAAATCAACCACAATTCCATCTGCTGGATCACCTGCTGCTGTTGGTATAGCAAGTTATAAGGATGATTTTGATGGTGCTTATGTTTTAGTACAAGTTAAAGACACTACGAATGATAGATATGAATTCTCTGAAGTAATGATGGTTGATGACGACAATACTGTCTCTATCAGTGAGTATGGTAATTTACAGGCAGGAGTTGGTGCATTTGAAGGTTTGGGTACTATCAGCGCAAGAAGAGCATCTGACGGTTCTTGTAAGTCTGAGTTAACGTTTACACCACCCGCTAATACTGCAGTAGAAGTTAAGACATTTGTTCAAGCACTTAAGGTTGAAGAAAATTCTGCAGATACGAATAAGATAGAACTTAATTCTGGTTCTATTCAGAGTAATTGGGATGTATATGGTGGAACATTCTATGATAAGAAGACTGAATTTGGAATATTACATAGCGGAAATCAAGTATTTGAGAAGAATTTTGATGGATCTGATACTGATATTGTAGATTTGACGAATAACACCATTACAATGCCAAATCATTACTTTGTATCTGGTGAAGAAGTTACGTATTCAGTTAGAACTGCTATTAGTTGTGCTGCTACAACTGGTATTGGTACTACTGGAGACAGGATAGGAATTGCTAACACATACTTTGCTGGAATAGGAGAAACTGTAGGATATCTTCCAGATTCAGTATTCATCATTAAAGTTGATAATACAAAGATTAAATTAGCAAGATCTGCAGAAGATGCATTAAAACAGATTGTTGTTCCTATAGATTTAACTTCTGTTGGTGTGGGAAGTACACATACAATTACAAGTAAGAACCAGAATACTAGAGGTTTAATTACAGTCGATAATATTATTCAAACACCTGTTGTGAATAGTGAGGTTAAGTCTGGATTATCAACGGATCTTGGTAAGAAAGTAGATCTTCTCTATATGACTGGTATAACATCATTCTATAGTGGAGATGATATTAAGATCAATGATGAAATAATGAAGATAGTTGCTGTAGGTCCTTCTGCAGGTGCTACTAATGCTGTTAAGGTACATCGTCATTGGATGGGTACACAACTTGGATTCCATAGTGGATCTCCAACTGGAGTTGGTGATACAGTAACAAAACTTGTTGGTAATTATAATATTGTTGGAAATACCCTTAATTTCTCTGATGCACCATTTGGTGGAGAACCTCCTGTAGGTCATTCAACAAGTATGCCAGATGAAAGAGATTGGATTGGTATCACCACTTACTCAAGTTTCAGTGGTAGAGTCTTTATGAGATCTGGTGTTCTTGGATCTAATTACGATGCTTATACAACAAATCATGTAATAGATGATCTATCAGAACAATTTGATAGTAAGAGCACTCAGCAGACCCTGAAGGTTGATGAATCTAATGTTACTGGTATTGCTACCAATAATGGTATTGTTCTTATTAATGGTATTTTACAGGGTGCTGGTGCATTAGCAAATTATGATTTAATTGAAGCAGCAGGAATCACTTCAATTAGATGGACTGGTACAGCATCATCTACTGTATATGATCCAAATAATGCTACTGTTCCTGTTGGTGGTATTATAGTTTCTGTTGGATCAACTGAAGGTGAAGGATATCAACCATTAGTTTCTGCTGGTGCAACTATTCGTTTTGCTTCTTCTGGTGTTGTTACTTCTGTAAGTATTGGTAATACTGGTTCTGGTTATAGAGTAGTTCCTGGACCTATTACGGGTATTGGAACAAGAGTTGGTATTGCAACAGAAGTTAAGGTTGGTGTAGCATTATCTAATACTGGAACTCCAACTATCCAATATATTGGTACTGCAGCAGTTGTTAATGGTAGTATTGTAAGTATTGCTGTTACATATACAGATCCAGTACCAGGATTCCCAGGAACTGCTTCTTCCACATTTGATGCAATAATTGACGCACCATTACCTTATGAGAATATACCACTTTGGCATCATTCTTCTTCTCCAGGTGTTGCGGGAACAGGTGCATTAGCAAATATTACTGTTGGTATGGGTGGAAGTGTAATTGACTTTGAGATTACTAATACTGGTTATGGATATAAAGCAGGTGAAATTTTAACTATACCAACAACATATGCTACTGGTGCTGGATCAACTGTTGGAATTCCTACAGCATCCAATTGGGATGGAGATCCTGCATTTAAGTTAACTTTAGATAGAGTTCATCATGACGAGTTCAGTATGTGGACTATGGGTGAAATTCAACCACTTGATGACTTCTCAAGTTACTTTGATGGTGTTAGAAAAGCATTCCCAATTACTGTTGGTGGTGATTCTTATGCTATTCAGGCAAAAACAGGTTCTGGTATTGTAATTGCTGAGACATTAATTCTTACTATTAATGATGTTCTACAAGTACCTGGTGAAGGATTCACCTTTAATGGTGGTGGTACTATAACAATGACTGAAGCACCTAAGAAAGGTGATACCTGTAACTTCTTCTTCTATAGAGGAACTGGTGGTGCTGACGTGCTTGATAGAGATATTATTGAAACTGTTAAAATGGGTGATGACCTGACAGTTGGTTCTGATCGCGCATTTAACCCTATCGATAGGTTTGAGAATCCAAGAACAGTTTCAGAAGTTAAATCCTCAGACCAAGTTGATACTAACCAATACTATGGTGTTGGATTGGGAGATGATGCCACAGAATCAAGACCTGTTAAATGGTCTAGACAACTTGAAGATAAGTACATTGATGGTAGAGTTGTTCGTAAGGATCGTCCTTTATATGAACCAAATTTATACCCAACAGCATACTTAATTCAGGGAGTTGGTATTGGTTCCACTACTGTTTGGGTTGATAACTGCAAACCATTCTTCGATCCATTAAATGAAAACCCAGTTAATAGAGGTTTCCAGAAAGATATTCAAATCGTTAATGCAAGTAATGAGTATGAAATATTTGCTGGTGCAGCTGCAACTGCTATAGTTTCTGCTGCTGGTACTATACAATCAATTGCTATAGGTGATAGTGGTAGAGGATATACAGCAACTCCTACAATTACCGTTCAGGTTCCTGTTGGTGTAGGTGGTACTCCATTTGTTGGGATTGGTACAACTGCTGCTGCTAAAGCAACTGCAACGGTAACTAATGGTGTTGTATCAGGAATTACAGTTACAAGTCCTGGATTAGCATATACACATGCAAATCCTCCTCAAGTATTAATTACTCCTCCAGTATATGTTAGAGAAGAAAATACCATTGACGTATATGAAGGCGATTATGGATTAATTACTGGAATTGGTACAACTTCAACAAGCGGTGTTACTACTGGAATTACATTTGACTTGGTTATACCTGCAGATTCTCCTTTAAGGGATTCTAAAGTTGCAGCACCAAATGCTATTTCCAGAAGCGGATTATCTACAGGATATTACTTTATGGTTAATGGATCAAATGTTGGTAGTGCTGTCACGTCACTAGATGCTGCTGGTAATTATGTTGGTCTTGGAACAACTGCTGTGGATAATATATATCAAGTTGTTCATCATGTTGGAGTTTCAACTGGAACTATTGGACTTGGAGTAACAGAAGTTCAGAGAATAACTGTTAGTGTTCTTAGTTGGAATGGATTGGATTCAACTGTTGGTGCATCAGGAACAACTACTATCGGAATTAGTAGTGACTTTATTGGTGAGTATAGTTGGGGTAAGATTCAGTTCTCTGATAGAATGAAATCTCAAGCATATACTGTTACGACAAGCAACGGTGTTGCTGGAATTAAGACGGGTCCACAGATCAAACGGAAGTTTGCATTGAAATCTACAAATTATGTCGTCTAAATAATAAAAAAAGTATTTCTTAACGTAGGTTCAATGTCTGCTATTATAACTGATCAGATAAGAATATTGAATGCGAAGAACTTCGTTGCTGGTGTCTCCACCAACACAAATTCTTATTATGCGTTCGTAGGTCTTCCTAATCCAACAGGAATTAGAACTGATTGGGACTCTGCTCCGCCAGCACCTGTAGATAGTTTTTCGGATTCGAATGACTATTGGGATAGTATGATAGCGGTTAAGAAAATAACTCCTGCAGACGTTAAGCAAATCGTTAAGAAGAATCAATGGGCATCTGGTACAACTTACGATTATTATAGACAAGATTATAGTATCACTAATGCACCTCCCAACTCTGGTGGTACAACTCTATATACAGCAAACTTTTATGTTGTAAATAGCGATTATCGAGTTTATGTTTGCTTACAAAATGGATCTACTCCAGAAACACCCGACGGAAAACCTTCTCTAGATGAACCAACATTCACCGATTTAGAACCGAGAGTTGCTGGTACTTCTGGTGATGGATATATCTGGAAGTATCTTTATAGTATTAAACCAGCAGATTTAATTAAATTTGATTCTACTGAATTTATGCCTGTTCCCGCAGATTGGGATACAAGTACTGAAGATAGTGCTATTCGTAATAATGCTGTTGATGGTGGTATTAAAATTGTTGTTATTAAAAATAGAGGAACTGGTATAGGTACTGCTAACCAGACTTATACAAGAGTTCCAATTAAGGGTGATGGATTTGATGCAGAATGTACGGTTGTTGTTAATAATGACCAGCAGATAGAAAGTGTTACTATTTCAAACGAAGGTTATGGTTACACTTATGGTAATGTTGATCTTGCTGCTGGATCAGTACCAACTCCAACTTCTCCACCAACACTAGATGTTATAATTCCACCTCCTGGTGGTCATGGTAAGGACATTTATCGTGAATTAGGTGCTACTAATGCACTTCTCTATGCAAGAATTGAAAATGACGCAGAAAACCCAGACTTTATTACTGGTAACCAAATCGCAAGAATAGGTATTATTGAGAATCCTTATGCTTGGGGTTCTACTCAGTTACTTACTCTTGATAAAGCATCTGCAACTTATGCTTTACGTTTAACTGGTACTGGTTATAGTTCTGTTAGTTTTCCTGCTGATGGATTAATTACACAAACAACTGGTACTGGTGTTACTGCAGTTGGTAAGGTTGTTAGTTATGACCAAACCACAGGAGTATTGAAGTATTGGCAAGATAGAACCATTGCTGGTTTTAACACTGTTGGTACTGCACAAACAAATCCAGTTTACGGTTATAATACAACAAGGTTTACTGCTGATCCTTCAGTGGGTGGTAATAGAATTATTGTTGGTGGTAGTGCAAACTTGTCTATTAGTACTACATTTACTGGCCTCTCTACGGCAATAAATAATAGGACCTACTACCTTGGTCAATCATTTACCAAAGGTGTGTCCAACCCAGAAGTTAAAAAATATTCTGGAAACATGATTTACGTTGATCATAGGCCTTCCATTACACGATCTTCCAACCAAAAAGAAGATATCAAGATCATATTACAGTTCTAAAATACTATGGCTCAGCAAACCAATCTCAATGTCAGTCCATATTTTGACGACTTTGATTCAAAAGCCAATTATCATAAGATTCTTTTTAAACCTGGATATCCTGTTCAGGCAAGAGAATTAACTGGCCTTCAATCAATTCTTCAAAATCAGGTTGAAAAGTTTGGACAACACTTCTTTAAAGAAGGTGCTAAGGTAATTCCTGGAAATACAGCGTATTCTCCAGAATATTTTGCTGTTGAGTTAAATAATGACCATTTAGGAACTCCCGTTAGTTATTATATTGATCAGTTAATAGATAGAAAAATAATTGGATTAACATCTGGTGTTACTGCTATAATTAATAAGGTTTTATTAGCAGAAGAGTCTGATAGAGGAAATCTGACCATCTATATTTCATACATGTCTGCTGGTGTTGAAAATAGTGATCAAAAAACATTCTTAGATGGAGAACTATTAACTGCTGATAGTGATATTGTATCTGGACCATCTAATAACGCTTTTATTCCTTCAGGTGAATCTTTTGCTTCTTGTATTGCTACAAATGCAACATCTACTGCATCATCATTTTCAATATCTAATGGTGTTTATTTTATAAGAGGTAATTTTGTTGATGTACATGATGAGACCATTCTTTTAGACCAGTATGGTAATGATGCGAATGCTAGAATTGGATTAAGAATTGAAGAAGATATTATAAATGCGGATGAGGATCCAACTTTAGGAGATAACTCAAAGGGTTTTAATAACTATGCTGCTCCTGGCGCAGATAGACTTAAGATTACTGCTAGTTTATATGCAAAACCACTTGATGATTATAATGATTCCAATTTTATTGAATTGGCAGTTGTTCAAGATGGTTTTTTAAGATCTCAAACAAAGAATACAGAATATAGTCATATTGCAGAGGAACTTGCTCGACGTACATATGCAGAATCTGGTGATTATACAATTACTCCATTTGATGTAATAGTTAAAGATTCTTTAAATGATAATCTTGGTAATAATGGTGTATATGAAGAAGGTCAATATACTCAGGCAGGAACATTAGCGTCTGATGACCTTGCAGTATATCAGGTTGGTCCTGGTAAAGCATTTGTTAAAGGATATGAGATAGAAACTATTGCTTCTAACTTCTTGGATTGTCCAAAACCAAGAACTACTAAAAAATTAGAAGGTCAAGGTATAGTTTATAATACTGGAACATCACTACGACTTAATAGAACTAATGGACTACCAACTGTAGGTATTGGTAATACTTACATTGTTAGTTTGAGGGATCAAAGACTTGATGATAATGGGATGAAAGTCTCTGGTAATGAAATTGGTCTTGCTAGGGTTTATGACCATGTATTAGAATCTGGTTCATATTCAGCAACTAATGCGGATGTTAATGAATGGGATATTGCTCTTTATGACGTACAAATGTCATCAAAGATAACACTAAACGAATCTGCTACTCTTTCTGTTCCAACATTTATAAAAGGAAAGTATAGTGGAGCAACTGGATTTTTAAAGGATGCTGTTACTAATAGTGCTTCGCTAGATGTTTATGAAAAAACAGGAGAATTTATAGTAAACGAACCTTTTGAATTTAATGGTGTACCTGATGGTGAGTCTCGTGTTGCTATTGCTGTTACTTCATATGGGTTATCTGACGTAAAAGCAATTTATGGTGGGCCACAGTTAGGTAATGTTGGTGCTGCTAAAACATTTAATGCTGACGTAAAGCAGAATATTGCTTATCGTTTTGGATCCGCTACTGTTGGTGCTGCAAGTAATGCTTATGTAAGTACTGTTACATGCGAAAACGAATTATTCCCAGGAAAGATTAAAGTTGGTAATATTGTTTCTTTTGGTGGTCTTGGAAACAATGTTCCTACTTATGCAAGAGTTACTGCTAAAACAGCATCAAATATCAGTGTAACTGGCGTTTCAACTGTTACTGGAATTGTATCAGGTGAATTGCCAACATCATCATTGAATGTATCTGACCTCCAACTCGTTAGTTCACCGTCTCCAAGTGCTCAGGAAACAAGTTTATATACTTTGATGCCTAAGCAGTTTATTTCTGATGTAGACCTTACCGACGCATCTTTATCTATTAGAAAGGTTTATACTGTTAATATTGTTGGTGGACAACTTGATAATGCAATAGAATCTGAGGCAAATGAAACTTGGTTACCGTTTGATGAAGAAAGATATTCATTAGTAAGAGCAGATGGTACAACAGTAAGACTTACTGACAATATGTTCCAATTTACTGCTGGAGCAACTAATTTACAGATTAATTGTGGTGGTTCTGATTCTTCTGGATGTACACTTGTAGCAACTTTAAAGAAAACTAATGTTTCAGCAAAAATTAAGAGGCAAAATAGAGTAAATTCGGTTGTTATTAATGCTTCTTCTCTTACTGGATCTGGTATTGGTGCAACAACTAGAAATGATGGATTAGTTTCTGGTAATTATCCATTAGGAACAAGAGTTCAGGATAATAGAATTGTATTGAATACTCCAGACGTTAATAAAATTCTTGGTGTTTTTGAATCTACTGATACAGCATCTCCAAGTGCTCCAAAGATGACTTTGGTCTCTTTAAATGGTCCTAGTGGAAAAACTACTGATTTAGTCATTGGTGAACAGATTCAAGGTTCTGATAGTGGTGCTATAGCAGTTTATGCTGAAAAATTAACTGATGCACAAATTACATTTGTTATTCAGAATGAAACTTCATTTAAAGAAGGTGAAGTTGTTACATTTAAAGAATCTAAAGTTCAGGGTGTTATTAGTGTAATTGATATTCCTAGTAAAAATATTTCTGGAAACTTTACCTATAGTAAGGGTCAAAGACCAACATTTTATGATTATGGTTTCCTTATTAGAAGAAGTAATGCGAAAGCACCGACGAAATCATTAAAAGTTTATTTCTCTAATGGTTATTATGAATCAACCGATCAAGGTGATATTACAACAAAGAATTCTTATAATACCTGGGATTATTCTAGAGATGTTCCATATATTAATGGAGAAAGAGTTACTGATACTATTGATATAAGACCCAGAGTTAGTGATTTTGTTGTACTTGAAAATGTAAGATCTCCATTAGAATTCTATGGAAGAGCATTTAACGGAACTGGTAATTCTGCAAAGAATATTTTAGCATCAGACGAATCGATTACTACCAATTTCTCACATTATGTTGGTAGAATTGATAGAATTTTCTTATCAAAAGATGGAAGATTCCAAGTACAATATGGTGATCCATCAGAGAAGAGAGATAGACCACCAACAGTTGATGATGCTATAGAGATTGCTAGTATTGAATTAGCACCATATTTGTTTGATACTGAGAAAGGTTCATCTCTTGACTTCATGAAGTATAAGAGATATAGAATGAAAGATATTAAGGATCTTGAGGATAGAATCAAGAATCTTGAATATTACACATCATTATCTCTTCTTGAGACAGAAACTGCGAATATGTTTATTCCAGATGCTGATGGATTAAACCAATTTAAATCTGGATTCTTTGTTGATAACTTTTCTGGTCTTAAACCACAGGAAAGTGCATTTAAGATAAAAAACAGTGTAGACCCAACAAATCAGGAATTAAGAGCACAACATTATACTACTTCAATTGATCTTGAAGTAGGTCCTGTTGAAGGTGTAAGTGCTGATTCTGATCCATCATTCTTAACTCCAGAAGGTACTAATGTAAGAAGAGGTGAGAATGTTGTTACTCTTGACTATACTGAAAAGGAATGGTTAAGTCAGCAATTTGCTACTAGAACTGAGAGTGTTACACCATTCTTGGTAAGTTTCTGGCAAGCAACATTAAAATTAACTCCATCTTCTGATACTTGGACTGACACCGCAAGGATGAAAGCGAAGATTGTTAAGCAGGAAGGTAACTTTGCTGGTGTTATGGCGCAAGCAATGCAGCAGTTTGGGGTTGATCCTCAGACTGGTTTACAACCAATACAATGGAATGCTTGGGAAACTTCTTGGACTGGACAAGAAATTACAGACCGTAAAGAAAGACGAACAGAAGTTCAATCATCAGAAAAAGAAGAGATTATTAAAGCAGGTTGGATTAACGGTGGTAGTGGTGTAAACCATTCCCAGATGACTGTTACTACAAATACACAGGTTTATGAAGACACCATTCGCGATACTTATGCTACTGGTGTATCAAGAAGAAGTGGTAGTAGGAAAGTAGTTACTGAGCAGTGGGATAATGAGTCTATGGGGGATAGAATGGTTAGTAGAGATTCTATTATGATTATGCGTTCTAGGAACATTGAATTTAGAGTCACTAAGTGCAAACCATTAACTCAGTTATATGCATTCTTTGATGGAGTTAACGTTACTAAGTATTGTACTCCAAAATTATTAGAAATTTCAATGCTATCTGGTACTTTCCAGGTTGGTGAAACTATAGAATCAGCTACAGTTCAAGACTGGGGAGAAGGTACAGATTCTCCATATATAAGATTTAGATGTGCTCAAGCAAATCATAGAACTGGTCCTTATAATGCACCAACTGAAGTTTATACTAAGAATCCATATCTTTCACAAGTTGGTGCAACTGGTCTTGAAACATTCTTAGGAACACCAGGTACGGTTCAACTTGCAAGTACTGGTAGTGCTGATATGCCAGCAACATATTCTGCTACATCAACTATTTTGAATGTTGATACTCGTTCTCTTAGCGATGAAGCACAAGGAACATTTATGGGATATGTTAGAAAAGATATTGCTTTGAGAGGAAAAACAAGTGGTGCATTAGCAAAAGTCACCGATGTTAGATTGATATCTGATCTTGGTGCTAATTTAGTTGGATCATACTATCTTCCAAATCCAAATAGTGGAAACCATCCTAAGTTTGAAACTGGTAAGAAGACATTCACTATTATTGATAACAATACTAATGATCAGGACAATGCTGATACTATTGGTGAAGAATCTTATACTGCTACTGGAACTTTAGAAACAGTTCAGGAAACTATTGTTTCTACTAGAAATGCTATTGTTCAAACAAAACCAACACAGCAAAAGAAAGACGTTAAGAAATTTACAGGATCTGCTGTACTTAAGACTGAGACTATTAGTAGTACTAGTTCAACAACGAAAAAAGATGTTTGGTACGACCCTCTAGCACAATCTTTCCAAGTTACTGAAGAAGGAGGTATTTTCCTTACTAGTTGTGAAGTTTACTTCCAAACTAAGGATGATATGGATATTCCTGTAACCTTCCAAATCAGAACAATGGAAGGGGGAATGCCGACGCAAAAGATTTTACCATTCTCAGAGATTGTCAAATCTCCTGCAGATATTAATGTGTCTCCGACAGGAACTGTTGCAACAAAATTTGTCTTTGATGCACCAGTATTCCTTGAAGGTAGTAACACTGAATATTCTATAGCATTAGCATCTTGGTCTACCAAGTATAAGGTCTTTATATCAAGAATTGGAGAGTCTGATTTATTAACTGATGAATTCATTTCTCAGCAACCTTATTTGGGTTCACTATTCAAATCTCAGAACGCATCTACATGGGAACCAAGTCAGTGGGAAGATCTTAAATTTAAACTTTATAGGGCAGAATTTGAACCACAAGGAACTTTAGAACTTTATAATCCTATTCTTTCTGAAGGTAATAGGCAAGTTGCTAAATTAATGGCCAATTCTGTTAATATTAATTCAAGAAAAGTTAGAGTTGGTATTGGAACTTCATTAAGAGATACTGTTCTTACCGCTGGAAATAGTGTTTCTCAGCAAAATTCAAATGCTACTGGTAACTATGTTGGTAATGCTGGCATAGGAACAGGTACAATGGGTATTGTTAATGCTGGATTGGGATATACTCCAACTTCTGGATCTTATCAATTTACTGGTGTTGGTCTTACCAATATAACCGCTGGTGGTGATGCTATGACTGCTGACGTTTATATTACAAATGGAGTAGCAGCTGCAGCAACAATAAAGACATCTGGTTCTGGATATAAGAGAGGTGATGTTCTTGGAATTACCAGCATTGGAAATCTTAATGTTGGTAGAAATGCTAGATTATCTGTTGTTTCTATTGGTAATACAAACGAAATAATTCTTGATAACGTTCAAGGAGATTTTGTGGTTGGTGCTGCTAATACTATGATGTTTACGCATCCAATAACAGGAATCGTAACCACAATGAATAGTAATAGTACTGGTGGTGGCGCATGTTCTCCAGAGAAGATAACAACTGTTAGTGATGGATTACACTTTACTGTTGATCATAGAAATCATGGTATGCATCATGAGACGAATTGGGTAGAACTTTCTGGTGTCCAATCAGACGTTTTACCAACTAAATTGACATTACCTTATAATGTAGATTCTACTGCATCTATAGCTGTTGAAGACTCAAGTTCTTTTGGGACTTTTGAAAATGTTGCTGTTGGTGCAACTAACCCAGGGTTTGCAAAAATTGGTGATGAGGTTGTTAAATATACTTCTGTTTCTAGTGGATCACTTGGTGGAATTACCAGAGATACTGCTCCAGGTAATAACAAAGCAAATTATCTGAAAGGTGAACCTATATTTAAGTATGAACTTGGTGGAGTTGACTTACAGAGAATTAATAGAACTCACAAGTTGAGTGATACGACGGATAGAGATCCAAATCCAATCTCATTTGATCATTATACACTTAAAATTGACACTTCTCAAGGTTGGACTGCTGGAGGAGGTAACTTAGGATTAGTTAATAGAACTACTGGAAATAGTTTCCCAATACTTTATTTCAACGAATCAAAATCTACTGGTGGATTTAATACTAAGGCATCTCAGAATATACCATTCCAGATCATTTCACCTAACGTACAGAATTTAACTGTTCCTGGAACTAATGTGACTGCTGTAATGAGAACTGTTTCTGCTACCAGTCTTAACGATGGTATGGGACAAGGTGCTGATTTACCATTCCAAGATAAAGGATATGAATCAATTACTTTGAACAAATCTAATTATTTGACTTCTCCTAGAATGGTTGCTTCTAGAACTAATGAAAATAATCAATCAGTTCTTCAAAACTTCCCTGGTAATAGATCACTAGGATTTACTTTAACATTAGAAACATCGGATACAAAATTAACTCCTGTTATTGACCTTGAAAGGATGAGTGCTATTACTATTTCAAATAGAATTGACGCACCAGTCAAGAACTATAAGACTGATAATAGAGTTAATACTATTCAAGATGATCCATCTTCTTGTCAGTATATCTCCAAAGAAAATCAATTAGAGAATTCTGCAACTTCTATTAAGATTATGTTGAATGCTAATATTAATGAGTATTCTGATATAAGAGCATTCTATGCAATTAGTGATAAAGCAAACTTTGATCCAGTCTTCATTCCATTCCCAGGATTTAAGAATCTGGATGCTCAAGGTCAGATTATTGAAGTTGATCAAAGTGATGGTAGACCTGATAAGTTTACACCTAAAGAGGATGTAGGTAAATTTAAGTCTAATGAGTTGCAATTCAGAGAGTATACATTTACTGCTAATGATTTACCAACCTTTAAAAACTATAGAATTAAATTTATTCTTACTTCGTCAAACCAAACTTGGGTTCCAAGAGTTTCTGAACTTAGAGTTATTACTTTAGCATAGTATGTCTTACGTAAAAGTACAAGATCAACCAGGATTAATTAAAGATGATTCTACTGATCAAATAGTTAACACAAATACTCATGAGTATGAATCATATCTTGCTCGTCGTAAAGCAAGAAAGAATGAAAAACAAAAACAGTTAACTGTTGAGGAAGATCTTGCAAATTTGAAAGGTGAAATTAGTGAAATTAAGTCCCTACTAAAGGAGTTAGTCAATGGCAAGTAAGAAAATTACTTTCGATCCAGATGCTGGAGCTTCATATGCTGCTAACTTCAATATGCTTGGCGGTGCTAATTTTATAGCAAATTTTGAGGTTGTAGGTACTTCAGGAACTGCATTTGATTTTACTGGTTATTCTGGTTCATCTCAAATGACCAAAAGTGTTTCGATTGGTTCTACTGCTAATCCTGCAGCAACTTTTAATGTGGGATTTACAAGTGCTGCTGGTGGAAGGTTCCAAGTTTCTCTTGGAGGAACAGATACTAAGACTATAAGTGAAGGTAGATATGTTTATGATGTCGTTGTTAGTTCTGGGAATACCTATTACAGGATTGTTGATGGAACAATTTTAGTTCAACCAGGTATTTCATCAATCACCGCACTATA